TATACTTAAATTCAAACTCATAGTTTAAGTGCGCTGGCTTAAGCTTGTCTATAATTTTTCTTATCTCGCTTATCCTTTTAGGGACCCCTACTATACCTACAAATTTAATTGTAAAGTGATATCTTCCGTAGTGTTCTATTACCTCACAGGTGCCATTTGAGTAGCTTTCAACTATATTCTTAATTACTTCTACTGTAGTAGTTTCCTTAGCCTTTAAGGCAGCTAATATATTACTCCTAAGAATATCTATAGGCAAGTTACTGTCATAATCTATGCCAGCGAATTTACACCATGTAGGAAGGGAGAACACGGCTGATTCTATGAAAAATTCCCTTACAAGGGACTCTATGCCCAATTCAAGCCCTTCCAATTGATTGTCTTGGGCCTTTAGAACTTCTTCCATAGTGTGATTGATATAGTGGTCAGGATATAAATCAATTAATTTTATCATTAGTCAATCACTCCCTTAGTAAGCGTTATATTGCCAACTGCCCCTACCTGGTCAGTGACTAGCTTTATATTTCTTGTAGCCCCATTTATTGTTAAATTAGAGAAGTCTATGACCCCCTCAGTGCTTACCAGAAGCCCTGCTACCTTAGTGTAGGTAATTTCCTTCACTGACTTAACTAGATAATCATCTAAGGCTTGTATAAAGCCTTCCTTCACCTGATCAAGTGTGTAGTTATCGTCAACCTCTACAGTAGCTGTTATGTTGATATCCAATATAGTAGGTGTAGTTACTGTTACACTAGCTCCTATAGGTCTTTTAGTTTCTATATATCTCTTTGTAGCGTCCACTATTTCAGGCGATACATTCCTGTTATTCTTACTCATGACAATCACTTTTACAGTGCCATTGCCATTCCATAGAGGTATTACCTTTACATTCTTAACTCCATCTACTGATAGAGCCCAGTTGATGTAGTCATCTACATTTCCCGATGTCCCTTTGTGGGTCTGTAGATAAAAGAATCTTTCCTTTAACTCGTCATCAGTTTCAGGATCTACACCATTTTCGATAGCCCCCACTGATATTGCACTTTCTACACCATCTATATCTTCTATAAGCTTAAATGTTGAGCCTGAAGGGATATTATATTCAGCCCCTGGTGACACAGCTTGAATAAAAATAGTTGCTGAATATTCATCATTATCTCCAGTTAGTTTTGCCTGCTTTTCACCTGCCTGATAGTATTCAAATATTTTGTTATTGTGTTCAAATTTCATGCCATCAGGCAATACTGTATCTTTTTTGCCAGTTACTTTGATATGCCCCCTAGCCATTTCTCCGTCTTTTCTAATAACTCCAAATTCTTGAACTCTTTTATCTAAATTATCCCCATAACTATCTTTTATAAAGGCAATATTTAGGATTTTATCAAGTACTGTATATATCCCAGCATGCGCTAATGCAGCAGAGCTAAATATACTATCTAAAATAGACCCTTCATTCTTAGCAATTGGAAGGTCTGCATTAATTAGCATTTCGTTTTTCAAGTTTAAGTGTGTTTTATCTTCGAACATCTATATCAATCCCCCCATATATGCTTATTACTTTAATCTTAATGTGTAAGTCATCACCCTTAAAAGTTACTCCACTATTTTCAACATCATTGATGTAGGGATTAATTAGTAGGGCCTCTTTTATATATCTGAAAGCCTCTGACTCTGTTAGTCCTCTGCTGAATTTCTGACCTATCAGGGTATTTAATTCTGTACCATAATCCCAAGAGTATATCTCATGATTATATCTGATTGTTTTTATAGCCATATAGATCCATACCTTAAGAGCCTCTGCACCTTCAACGACCTTAAATTCTTTCGTATCTTCATCAATGATAAAATCATCTTTGTCAAAATCATAGGCAAGCTCTCTTAAAAGTGGTAAGTCGCCATCAGGTGTATAGTTATAGTCTTCAGGTGCCCCTATAAAGGGGAATATATCTTTTTTATCTTCCACTATCTCACCACCTTGTCTAGTATTGTAACTGTAGAATCGCTACAATTAATAATTACAATATCCCCAACTTTTATGCCATCTAACTTCACGGCATGCGTGTGCCCATTGCTTGCAGATGTATATATCCCCTTAGCAAGACCATAGGCCCACGATGTATATCTTATCTGTTCTGTTTCAATCTCCATATCCTGGAATTTTAGCCTGGTATTAGGGTAGCTTTTAATAACTTTAGCATATTGAATAGAAGGTGTATAATTTCGCATACCTTCCGTATTCATTATGTCTAGTAATTCATGTTCATATGCCATCTATAACACCTTCCTTATAAATCTCTAAATCTATATGCGTGGGTAAACTTTCTTGAAGGACAAGTCTGAGACCTAGGTGGTGTAGACTCTACAGCCCTACCATTTCCTAGATATAGGCCCAGGTGCCCGCTCATCCACAATATATCACCCCTTCTAGCTTGGCTCAGTGGTATCTTGATAAGGCCATAAGCCCCTGGATTAGACTTAATAGAGCTAGTTGTCCATGCATTTACCGGTCTTTTATTTAGCTTACCTGCATCTGCATAGGCATAATAGACCATAGCGCTACAGTCAAATGCGGCCGGTCTAATTGGGTTACGCTTATATGAGTTTCTGTCACCTTGAGAATAACGAGTCCCAAGTCTATCCATGCAGTACTTAATGGCATGCTCTATGATGTTTCCACCGCCCGAAGTACTACCTGATATAAGCCTGCTATCAGCTTCTTCATCTGAAGTTACACCAGTACCAAGGTTGGAGTCAGTCCAATCTTTACCAGTATGCTGTTTGTACCATGATTTTACCTGCCTGATATATCCAGCAGTATCATTGCCATCACCCTTAGGCGCCCATGTAGATATTATCTGGTCAAATTTCCTACCCTTCTTATTGACATGCGATATGCCTATGAAGTGAAATCCCCTTCTAATTCCTTCTTCTACCGATGAGTAGCTACCAAATGACTTATATTTCTTGATATGCTTGTCAGGATCCTTAATTCCAAAGAAGTTAAAGTGATTAACTGCAAGATTAGAATCAAACTTTGCCCCACATTCCATTCTAGCTACCAAGGCAACCATCATAGGGTTTACCTTATACATATTTCCATACTTAATAAAAAGGTCCCCCTTACCCGCAAGCGGACCTTTTAATAATTTATTTATCATATCAGCGGTGATTCCATGTCCCCAGTCAAGGGCCTTTCCTTCACCACTGGATGCCTTTGATTCATCCTTTCCTGCTGACTTTTCATCCATAATATTGTCAAAATTAAGTTCTAAATCTATGGAGTATTTTCCACCTACCCATGTGTGGGTATCCTTGTCAATGTAGAAGTCACCCACTAAGCCCGTGTGGGAGTCCTTTACTTGGACTTTATAACCACTTTTACAAGTGATATTACCATATCCATGTAATTCACAAGTCCTATCCAGACCATGAAAGGCTGCATTTATATCTTCAGTCTTTCCATCTTTTTTCTGTTCAATTACTTTTGATACAGTGTGATATAGCTTCCTAAACTCCTTATTAGTCTTCACTTGAAGCTTGTTGCCCTGCTCATCCACTACTAAGACTCTGTTGACTACATTAGCCACAGACTCTTTGTAAGAACTATACTCCATATTTTTATCCTGTTCAAATGCAATTCTAAGCTTAACTTCGCCCTTTTCTATCACATTAAACTTGTCTATATCAACATCTATCATGTATTTCTTCTTACTAGTCTTAGAGTGCTCTGTGTAGGCTGTCATTATGGCATCATATCTAGACACACCGATAAACATCTTGGTTATTTTGCTATCACCCTTAGCAATCTTACCTACTAGTAGTTTCATCTGGCCATCCTTACCAGCAAACACAGTCTTAGCAATTTCATAAGCCGATTTATTTACAAAATTATAGCTTACTTCGTCCTTATGTAGTACATAGCCTATATCATAGGCGGTAACTCTTATACCATTATTACTACTGGCTTTTTCAACCTCAATGATATTACCCCTGAATATTTCCTTGCCCCCTACATAAAAGCAACAAGTGGAATTAGCACTAAGACCTATGCTTTTTACCTTTTCGTCATTTACTGCCTGAATAAATTCAAAGTTAAGTTCTCTATAAGGGCTTTTAATACTACCGCTCCATGATACATTAGTAACTATATCTGTAAGCCTGTAGAAGCTTCCACCACCCCTTATATGAACGATTAAGTCTATATCTTCCATCTTATATGTGGCCATTATGGAATCACCAACTTCCAATTACTGTATATTAAGTTTGATTTCTTCAGACTAGGATATCTTTTAAGATTTTCTGCATTAGCTGTAATCTTCTTGTATTTACGACCATCTCCGTAGTATTTCTGTGCTATCAAGTATAGGTACTCTCCATGCTTTACTGTGTGGGACCTTCCTGAAACCTGCTTACTTAAGTCTATGGTAGGTTTATTCCTTGAATAGACCTTATTAGGGATAGGGTTTTTAGGATTTCCACTAACCGGGCCAGGTTGCCATGTAGGTATGTTTACGTCCTCGTCTTCCTTAAGGTCTAGAGTATAGTACACATCACCACTAGAGTCTCTCTCACTATATTCAAAGTGAGATATCCTGACTGGAACATTAATTGAAGTCCCAGTCACTATATATCTAAGCCTTGCACCCTCTCTACACCACTTTTCAAGCTTATTAACATAGCTATACGGGTCCCCACTACCTGTGGCAAAGTGATAGTTTGCCCCTTCATGAGGAAAAAAGCATGATATAGACATGGCGGAAGGCTCATATCCATTATAGATATTTACCTTCCCCTTTTTAACTATGCTTTCGGCACTTATATCAGCATTAACAATCTTGTTAAATTCTGATGGCACAACTGGTAGCCTTAGATTATCCCCATCTCCATTTAAGTATATTTCTACCAATTACACCACCCCCTGTGCCAATTTAAGCTTCTTAACGAGCTTACCTATCATTAAATCAATGTCGGCTTCTTCTCTTACAGTAATTCCATTTAGGTTAATTACTATACCATTGTTACTACCTCTGTTCTCATAGTCATTGGCCTCTCTCTTAGTCAAGACTTTTTCGCCCTGATGTAGATTAGCTGGGTAATTGTCATATGGCACACGAGGTAGACCAAACGCATGACTATATTGGGTCGGTCTAGTATTCACTGGACCGCTTCCGCCTGATGAACCACCACTGCCACCAACACCAAAATCAACTGTTGGTATCTTAGGTATTTTTCGCTCAAACCAGTTACACATATCAGTCCAGGCATTCTTTACAGCCAACACTGCATTTGTTATTCCTGTTATTGCCTCGTTTACCTTAGTAAGAAGTGGAATTATGACGTCTTTAGCAACCTGCATTTTTAATTGCATAAAAGCCCATTTCTTTTCCCAGTCAGAGGCTAACAACTTAATTACATCTCTTATAAAGTTAGGATTTTCTTTCAGGAATTTAAATACATCTTTCGCGACACCTTTGAAGAATTGGAATACATCCCCCATGCCCTCAAATGCACCATTTACTACTTGCCCGAGTACATTTATCGCCTCTTGGGCTTCTGGTGAGTTAGTGATTATGTGATCATATACCTCATCTAGCATATCCGTTATTGGCTTGGCTGCAGTTTGTAATTTGCTAAAATCAATGCCACCAAATTTGGTTACATCCATTAATCGCCATAGCCCACTTATAGCCTCTTCTGCCTTAGTATAAAGCCCATTGAAGAAATTTTGCACACCCTTATCATCAAATATTTTTTGCATCCTCTCATACATTGGTGTATATACTTTGGCTTCAAGTAGATTATTAGCCAACACCCATGCATCCTTGAAATTCATAGGAATATTTTGGAACTCTTTATTAACTTCATCTGCATTCTTTAGAATTGCACGCTTAACCAGGTCAGCAGTAAGAAGTCCCTTCTTACCAGCTTCTTTTATTCCTGTACCAACTTCCTTTTCAATCATCTTGGCCATTAGTGGTGCATTTTCTCTTACAGAACGAAGTTCATCACCCTGTAGCGTTCCACTTGCAAGCCCCTGATTAAGCTGATACATTGCTGCACTAGCTTCCTCGTTTGAAGACCCACCTTTTCTAAATGATTGCATGGCAGTCTGGTAGAATTTAGCCGCTTCACCCGGCTTACCACCAAATACATCTGGTGACATCTGCATTAGCTTAGT